CATCAAAAGCATTACCTTGAAACTCTTCAGCTTTGTTTTTGTAATTTAAATCAAACTGGTTAACTAAGTCTTGTGAAGGATAAACTGATCCATCAGCAAATACACGTACTGTTAACCCAGTAGGGTTTTTTGTTTTAGGTGCTTTTAATCCACCTGTATCAACTATCTTGATACTGTTAAAAAATGAATAATCCATATTAATTGTTTAATCTATAAAAATCTTGTTCCAGTGTGTTGTAAGTTTACCATCTTTATCTACCTCTGAGATAACTATTTTTTTGTTCTTTAAGTGTTCTGGTCTAGCTCCACAAATAATGTCATTTGATGTCTCAAATGTTAGTATATTTGTGTTACCTTCTCTGTAAAGAAAACCAATAGCATCTGCTTTAGAACAGGTAATGGAACTCAATTTACCTGTTAGATCTAATTCTCTAGCTTGTACTTCTTTACCTTGTCTTTCTATTGTCTTATCTTTTACATGACCAAGTAAGATAATTCTCTCACAACAATCTTGTACTTTATTTAACATCAGCTCATAAGCATCTCTTAAATACTTATAGCCAGCACCATTAGGTAGATTAAGTATCTCCCCTTGATAAGCTGCTCCCATTGGAGTTGATTTGTATAGCTTTAAAGCTAGTGGTAAGCACATAGTTTCTAAAGCTGTAGCTGTGTCTAAAGTAATGTAACGATAAGGTTTTCCTTTCTTTTTAATTTCTTCACATATTTCGTGTAATTCTTGATATGTTGTAGCTTTAATTTTTAGTGCTGCAACAAAATTACTTCCCCCCTCTAAATCAATAAGTAAGTTATTCTCTAATTGAGCTGCTAAAGCTGTCTTACCAACTTTAGGAGCAGCATAAATAATTAACTTCTCTGGTGATTTAGTTTTTGCTTCTACTATTCCTGTAGGTAGTTCTATCATTGTGTAACTAGGATTTCTTGCGCCATTATTCAGATTCAGTTACTTTTACTAGTTTAACCTCCTTGTTAATTTCAACTTTGTAAACTACACCCTGTTGATCGACAACTACGATTGAATTAACCTCCCACTCTTCTAAATATTTATCTATTTGTTGTTTAGTGTAATTTAAATGGTATTCTCCATCTGATAAATCAAATAAATGATAAGTAGGTTCTTTTGTTTGGTTTTTAATTTGTTTCTTTGCCATATTATTTAAGTTTAAATTGTGATTTTAATGTTGTGTTGCTAATCTGTATTGAGTTTCATCCATATCTTTTGCTAACGGTAAAGAGGTAAAGTAACCTACAGCACCATCAAACTTTAAATCTATTACTTTATTATTTTCCCCTCTTCTATTTTTAAGAATATGTAAACTTCTGTACCATGATTTAAGTATAGTCATGTCATATCCTCTAAACATACTTTGATCTTCTGACATATGGCGAATAGGATCATACAATCCTAATACAATATCAGCATCTTTGCTTGGACGTTTTGAATCTTCTAAATCTGTTAGTTTAGGCGTAATAGATCCATGTTTTTTACGTTCTGTAGTTGATAAATCACCGTGAAATTGTTGAAGAACAACAAATGAAAATTTACACTTATTTCTAAACCAAACAGATATTCTTGAAATCCTGTCTATTGTTGATTTAATAGTTGTATGCCCAGAATCCATTTCACACAAGTTAATAGTGTCTAAAACAACTTGGATAAATAAGTTAGGATTTGTTAATTTATATTCTCCACACTCACTTATTAATCTAGCTTCTTTAGTAAAAGTACCATACTGTTTAGCTATTTGCATCAGTATGTCATGATATTTGTTAGGAGTTATATCTTCATCAAATATTAAACACTTATTGTTAAATTCTGTAAAATAATCATCAAAACTATTAATTATAGTTAAGTTTTCATCAGATAAAGACTTGAATATTTTCTTAGCTGGTATAATTTTTTGGTAATCCAAAAACATTTTCCTACTCATTGCACCAGCTAAATTAATTTCTGGTATAATTTCTAAAGTCATATCTACAAAAAGAACATCTAATTTAGCGGGGTCATTTATTTTTTTGTAATACTCAAAAGGTGTGTGGATAAACTTATCTCTTGCAAAAGCTGTTTTACCAACTGTAGTTTCAGCACCGACAACTAGGTATGTACCTTGTGTTATCCCATCTGTGTGTTCATCTAATTTTTCAATACCAGTTGGAATATGATGTATAGTATTGCCTCTTCCTTTATCAATTAGTTGTTTTGTTCTTGCTAATACGCTCATCTAAGTTTCCCATTTGCTAGATCCATCATTGGCTTTACTATTCTCTTTATAGTTATCGTATTCATCTTTCCATACACCATTCAGTAAATACTTAGAAAGTAATATCTTGTAGGTTACTGTAGTGTAATAATGATTAGTTGATTTAACTAACTTCTCATAATTTATCTGAGGATCTTTAACTAACTTAACTAATACATTAGCAGCAGGAAGATTATATTGTCTTACTGTATAACTACCTGTACCAGTATCTACTCTGTGCGGTATTTTTGTATCAGCTATAAACTTATTCCAAATATCTTTCTTCTCTTGTTCTGTTACTTTGTATTTAACTAATTCAGTAGAAGTTTTAACTAATTCTGTGGATGTTTTAACTACTTCTACTGACGACTGGATTACTGGTGTATTAAACAATTCTTGATTTACTTTTGAAGTAATCACAAACTGATTATTAACCAGTAACCCATATCCATTACTTAACATCCATTGTATTACTTCTTTTAAAATCATCTAGTATTAACGTATAAATTAATTGACCAAAGTATTGTATTAACTATGTATAAACAAACCCAAAATAACTTATCACGTTTTTTGTATATAAATATCATATAATACAAACCCATCAGACATAATCCTAGCCAAGTAATGCAAAGAAGTACCATTACATTAATCATATTTCTGTTTCTGGGTTAATTGTTAATGTTTTATCTAATCTAATTGTTTTGGTTGTTGCATTGTTTAAGCTTTGCATCATCTTGTCTTTCCACTTAAAAGCTTGTGTCTCAAGTAACTCATATTTAAAACTACCTCCTTGCACCTTAACTAAATCAACGTACATAGGAAGTAAAATTACATACTTAGCTACTTGATCTACTCTTAATCGCATAAGTCTACCATTACTTTGATTGAAATCTGTTTCTGATCCGTCATAAGTAGCTCTAATAAGATAGTTAACACCAACCAAGTTAGTACCACGAGTTATCTTTTTAACTGATGATAAAGTAATAATTTCTCCTGAATTTAACTTCTCAATTCCCTTATCTTCTACATCAGATTTACCGTGAAAAGGATTAGGCAGATGATCAGCTATTTCAGTTAATGTGTTGAATATCAGTATTTTATTATCAGGTTTAGAATGAATATGATTAATAAGATTTTTAGTTACATCTATTGTAGATTGTAAAGTATGTAAGACTTTCTTTCTTTTAGCTGCTGCTGATATGAACTTCCAATGAGCTGCTTGATGATCTTTTTTATCTTCAAATGATTGATGAAGTAATCTGTACTTCTTTTCTATTTGAGTTTTAACAATCATAGCTTGTTGAAATTGTTTATCCCAATATTTGTACTCATCATTTTCAGATGTATAAAACTTACCACCAGTCTTTAACTTTCTTTCTAAAGTTTTAGCTGTTGACATTGGATATTCAACAAATATAAACTCAGACTTATTAAGAATACTAGATTGTTGTAAATCTTCTACATTAGCTCTAAATACAATGGGAAGATACTTGCTAAGTAATTCTTCTTTTTCTTCTGTTATAAAACCAGTCATAGCTAGTTTATAAGTAGATGGAATAGAGAATACAGTCTGGTATTCTTCTGTTAAGGCAAAGTCTGCTTCGTCATACACTATAAAATCCCATTTCTTATTACCTTGCCAACTTTTTTTATAAGCTGTTTGATAACACTCTAACTGAACTGCAAACCCAACAAAATTCCATTTATGGATTTCATTATTCCAATTATTATCCCTTAAATCTGTTGAGTTAACTAAGATAAGGATAGTAGCTGGATTTATTTCTTTTAACAAATCAATGCAGACCTTAGTTTTACCAGAACCAGTTGGAAGAATAAGACTAGCTTGTTTATTAGAATTAAGAAATGCTTGTTTTGCTTGAGTTTGTATTACTTTTCTTGGATCTTCCATTTATCTTTATTGTTTTGTGTATTTCATCAAATAATGCAAACAAAAGTAATCCAACACAACCTATTATGGTTAATAAAAAAGCTGTTACAAGAAATACTTGTATTGGTTTCATATTACTTCTTTTAGAAACTGCTCAATTAATTGTTTTGTGTTGTACATCTCTTGTTTCTTTTCTTTATAAGTATTGATTTCCCAAGTTCTTGTCCAAATTTTATAACCATCATAAGTTATTTTGTTTTCCCCTACCCATTCGAGTAGTTTATGAACTTGAGGGTCTGTAGTTATAAAATCATCTCTCCATTGTTCAAAAGCTAATTGAGCCTCTTCATCTGTTATTTTGTCCATGTTGTTCCGTGAGAGGCATTCACAGACATATTAACCTCTTTAATTAAATAATTATTTGCTGCTCTTATCATAAGTTGTTTAATTTTATCTGTGTAAAATTCTGCTTTATCTTCTGGACAATCATACACAACTTCATCATGAACTGTTAGGAGAAGATTAATATCTTGTTTGTACAATGTTTTCCATAAATCTATCATTGCAATAGCTTCTTTCATGAGGTCTGAATTACTGCCTTGGATGGCTGTATTACGACTGGCATTTCCTATTTCAACAATCTGTGATTTAGTTATAGGAAATTTATAGTGAATGTTATCTAATACAGGTTGAAAGTATCTTCTAGAACTTGACCTATTATTATGAATAACGTAACCATTAGTTGTACCTTCTATAGATTTCTGATCCAAAGCTGTAACCACTTTAGGTATTTGTGCTTTAATTGTATCAATCATAATCTGACCTTCTTCTAGGTTAATCCCAGCAGTAGAAGATACTTTAGCTGCTGCAACATTGTATGCAACTGGAAATAATCCACCTGAGTTTTTAAATTTAGATCTTTCCTTTTCCTTTTCTGGTGTAGATTTATCCATTACATAAGTTTTAGATAATTCTAACCATTTAAGATCGTTAGTTTTATCGTATCTATGTTTATAAACAGCTCTCCAACACAGTGTACCAAGGTAGCTATGACTGTCAGCCATCTCAGTAATAGCTTTCATGTTAAGGTCACCAGATAATGAAATCATTACTATACCTTCACAATTAGAATAATCTGCTGTTATAATTGCTCTACCTTCATCGGCTATAAATGATTCTCTGTATTCCTTACCTTGAGGTATTTGTTGACCATTGTAATGTGTTTTCTTTTTACCTTTAGAACCACTACTAAATCTACCAGTAGCCGTACCAGCTTGATCTAATTTAGTATAAGCTCTACCGTTTCTAACGTATTGTTCTACCCACTTTTCACCAAAAGAATTAACATTATGTATTAACTTCTTTTGTTTATCTATTAAAGTCATAATGTTAACAAATGGACTATTCTCATTCTGTACGAACCAGTTGGCACGTCCCTCCTTACCAATAGATGGTTTTAATTCATGTGTTTTACTTGACTTAGCTTCTGGTAGTGGACAACCTATTTGATTAAGAAATTCAATAACTTGTTTTTGTGATGACCAGTTAATCAAGTTGCCTAATGCTGAGATGTCTAAACTTTGGTTTTCCTGTTTTTTGATTGATTTTAGTACCTCCAAGGTTAGTTTGTAACTTTTTAGATGTTGTTTTCCTTTTTCCTCCAGTTGTTTTAACTGGTTCTGTAGTTTTATCAACCTCTCCTGATTTCTTATCTCCTTTCTTTGTTGATTCTCCTGTTGTTTCCTGATCTCTGGATTGATCTTGCCAATTTCTATCCCAGGAGTCTGACTTACTATCTGGTTTAATTCTTCCCATATTAACTCTGCTTTATGTTGTCTATCTTTTGCAATTCCAATCCATTTCTCAGTATTGTGTCTAATTCCTCGCACTTCTGCACCAGCAATTGGTTTAATGATTCTGGAGTTGAGTGTGTTGAGTAGGAAGAATTGATTCCGCTCCTCCGCAATTCTGTATTGTTCAGAGAGTATTGCTTTAAGTCGAATAGTGTCTGCTGCATTGTATAAGATTTGTTCATTTGTAAAATACGTACAATCGTTAAATGTAGAACGTATGTCTTTATCCATCTCAATAGGTATCTGTTTGTAACCTAATCTTCTGTTAATTACAGAAACTAGATCAAATTTGTACCCTTCCTGTCCAGATAATAAACGTTTATCATTCACCATTGTACAGAAATAACGCATAGGTTGAAAACCTGTTTTACATCCCCATGTAGCTTCATGATCAGCATTGTGGGAAATAAAGATACATCTTCTAAGTACTTCAGCAGTAAATAGTTGGTTATTATCTACAGATGTATTGTCAATTACTAGTACTTCGTCTGGATTGTTACAGAAAGCAGATAGTAATAACCCTTCTTTACAAGGTTCTACTGATCTGTTTTCTATATCATATCCAAGAACATGAAATGTTTTAGTACCCGTAATACTCCTCTGATTCTCTCCATTGTTGTTCAGTAAGTCCCTGAATAGATTTACCTGATCTGGTTTGACTATTTGTATCTGTGGATGTAATACCTTGTGATCTTCCCTCTGCGTCACGAATAGCACTTTCATATGTTTCTGCTAATTCAGCAATCTGTTGTTTAAATTCTTGTTCATTAAATCCTACTAGTTTAGTTGTCATATTGTTACTTGTTTAAGTATTGTTTTTACTTCAGATACTCCCTGTAATTTAACTAAATCATCAAAAAAGTTTTCTGCTTCTGCAAGACTAGAAGATAAAGAATTAGATACAAAACGACCATCTTTTCTAGTGTAATATATAGTTCTTCTTCCAGACTTGTCTAATTCAACTTCTTTTATAAAAGCTAACACTGTTTTTTGTTTATTGTTGAATAACCACATATTTTAAGTTTTAATTAGTTTTAGGCTTTCTTGTAATCCTATCTCCAATGCTTCTTCGTAAGTTTTGTACCATAAGTTATTTCTTTCTCCCATATTACTATTATTTGTATACTCTATGTTAATGCCCTTAGAATCTAAAAACCTATGCTTAATTGAGATTATTATTTTATGTTTTTCTCTAAGCCAACGTTGTAAAAGACTTTGAGTTGGTGCTGATATTGAATATTGTGGAAAATCTTCATGATCTACACTATTCCAGTCTGATAGTTTTTTATTTACAACAAGTCCATCGAATAGAGAATAATTATTTTCTTTCCTTGAGTAGTTTACTCTATAATAATATTGTATTATTAAATCAAACCCTTTTTCTTTAGCTAAAACTGCTGTTTCATAACTTACTAATTCATCTTTCATATTATTAATTTTAAAGTGAAAAAATAAAACCTATAAAGTGAGCTTTTCTTTATAGGTTTTAACTATTTGTTTAGTGTGTAATTACAGCACTAGGAGTTGTTGCAAACAAACCTTCCAAAGAAAGTTTCTTAGCAACTTTAGCACCCAATACACGCATATTTGTTACACGCAATACTTCTTCTCCGTCACGGTTAGGAACATACCCAACAGTAACTTCTACCTCCTCACCTTTCATAGGTAAAGCTGGAGTCTCATCTGAATTCTTCCAAATGTTACCAGTTGCGAATAGACCATTAGTTTGTTCAATAGCTACTTCTTCTGACTCAGCAAATACTTGTTTA